CCCCGTTCCTCCTCGACCGCGCCCCAGGCGCCGCCAGCCATGGCGTTGACGCCTGCCGAACGAAACCGCCGCTATCGGCTCCGCAAGGCAGGTGAGCTACCGCCGGTCCCGGGTCCATGCGCGACGCCAGGATGCCCACGCCACAGCCGCGGCAACCATGGGCCCCTGTGCTCCCGGTGCTGGCTCAAGCACACCCCCGAGGGCCGGGAGCGGGCAGCAGAATGGGCGCAACGGCAGAACCGCCGGCAACGCGAAAGGCGCCAGCAGGCTGCCGAAACCGTGTAGACTGCCGCAGTCCCGGTCAGCTCCAACCGTAAGGCGGAGCGTCTTTGCTGTCTACTGGGGATCGCAAGGGAACCGAAGCCGGGACACCCCTTTTGCGCTATGATCAATCGGCGGGGAGGTCCCGCTTTGCAACCAGAACAGTTATGGATCCATTCACTGACGAAAAGATCGCCGAGCTAGCGATAGCTGCCGGCATGGATGCGATGGAGGGCGAAGACGACGACGGCCCTCGCATGTATTGGGAAGGGTGGGATCACCAACTCATCGCCTTTGCCCGCGCGTTGCGGCCGGTGCCGGTGCCGGTGTGGAAACGGCTGCCGGGGCTGGAGGATTGCGACGCAAAGGGCCGGTGTTGGTGGGGATACCCTAAAAGCGGGAATTATGCCTGCACCGAATGGCAGCTAAAGCGGGAGTCGGATAGGTGGGGCAGTGAGTTGGCATGGCTGCCCCATTGGGCCTTGCCTTTTCCCGTTGCGGACGCTGAGGAGGTGCAGGGTAATGGCTGACCACAATAACACCGACTACCCGGTCTGCCCCTATTGCGGGCATGTTGACAAAGATCCCTCGGAGATTGAGTTCAGCTCTAGCGAGGTTGCCGAAGTGACGTGCGGCGAGTGCGACATGGATTACACGTTGATTCAGCACATCAAAATCGCCTTTACTTCCAAGCCATGAGCACTAAATATGTTGTCCACCGGTACGCGGCACAAATTGACGCCTACGAATGCACAAAGGAAACCGCCTCCTTTGTATGGCTTACGGGGGTTCACTCCGGCAATGAACCAACCAAAAAGAAAAGGGATTGCGATGTGTTTGACACATGGGAGGCGGCACACGCCGAATTGACCCGCCGAGCTGAGGTTAGCCTAAATGCGGCACGCCGCGAGCTGCAGTTAGCCCAAGGCTTCGCCGGCAACGTGCGGGGCATGAAGCCGCCACAGGGCAAAGAGGATTCGCAGCCATGACCCCCACCATTCACAATCAAATCAAATGACCTTCCCCCCAGCCTTAGGCCAAGCCTGCACCTACGTCGGGCATCTGCATGGCGTCACCATCGACGGCGACCGGGCACTGTGGAAGCTACGGCAGCCGACCGCCTCGGGCCCTGCTGACGTGCGCCTAAAGAGCACCATTCCTGCCGTGGTCGCCGAGATCAAAGCAGCGCCAGAGGGCGCGCTGATTGGCGTGGTAGCGAAGCCGGATAGTCTTTCGGCACCAGCCGAGGCCCGCATCGTTACCCGCATGGTGGTGCTCAGCCGGCCCGTGGAGGATGCGAAGCGATGACCGCGGACATTCCGAACCGCGATGAGCAACACGGCGGCATGGAAGCCGTCGGTGCGCTCAGCCAGAACCTCAAGGGTTGCATCCGCCGCAGCAATGGCTGGAGCCGGTTGGATGCGGGCGAGCGTGAGGCGTTGGACATGATCTGCCACATGCTGGCCCGGATCCTGTCCGGCAGCAATCCTCACGATCCCGCAAACTGGCACGAGATCGCCGGCTATGCCGTTGCCGCCCGCCGGGCGGATCCGCCAGCGGCAAGCACCTAGATGCGCAATCTTTCCGCCAAGATCCTGCAACACGCCAGCGCCCGCACGCTGCCACTAGCTGCCATCGATGCGAAGATACGGGAAGCGGAGGAGCGGCGGAAGAACCCAGTCGTAGCGGCACCGGAGCCCTACAGCAAGAGTTTTGGCGACATGATCGCCGAGGTCTACCCCAAGTTTCCATTCACAAGGCATACAACACGGCTGATTGAGATTGGCCAGCGGGTGTTTATTGGTGAGTTATCTCGGGTGCTGCTGATGATGCCGCCACGGCATTATAAGAGCACCGTCTTCAGCCGTTTCGGGCCAGCCTACTTCCTGCGTAAGTACCCGGATCGCACGTGGGGCCAGGGCGCGCACACCCAAACCCTGGCGCAAGAGTTCGGGCAGGATGCCCGCGATTATTTCGTGGCATCTGGCGGCCTGTTGGACCCCAGCAGCTCCGGCAAGGGCCGGTGGTCGGTGGCCAATGCCCTCGGGGGCTTCTGGGGTGCTGGCGTGGGCCTCGGCACCGGCCTGCCCGCGCACTTCCTGAACGTAGATGACCCGATCAAGAACCGCGACGAGGCCGAGAGCGCAGCCTACCGGCGGCGACTCTATAACTGGTGGTCGTCGGTGCTCAATACCCGGGAGGAGCCGGACTGCCTAAAGCTCATCACCCACACCAGATGGGCAACGGCAGACCTGATCGGCTGGCTGATTAAGCAGGTGGAGGAGCTGGAACGCACCGGCGACGGTGACGCGGCAGAACCGTGGCACGTGATTGAAATGCCGATGATCGCAGAACCGATCCAAACGGCAGTGCCGGCGACGCTGACAAAGGAACCGGACCACCGGCAGCCCGGGGAGGCGTTGGATCCTGAGCGGTATGATGAAGAATGGGCACGCAAGAAGAGGCTAAACACCCCGGAGCGCGACTGGGCAGCCCTATATCAGCAGCGGCCGACACCAGATGGCGGCACGATCTTTTCGGCGCCTATGTTCAGGTTCTGGGTGCCGGAAGGTGTGGCGGGCGAACCGGGTGATGTGGTGGTTCCGCAGCGATTCATCCGTAAGTTTAACTCTGTTGACTGTGCGTTTAAGGATAACCCAGGCAACGATATGGTAGCCATGACATCATGGGGGCAGACGAATGCCGGGTTGTGGTTGTTGGACATGAAGAACCAGCGCATGGGCTTTAGCCTGACGCTTGAGACCATTAAGGCCCTGTATCCGGTCTGGCAGTTCGGTGAGCTGGTGATTGAGGATAAGGCTAATGGCCCGGCGGTGGTAGACAGCCTGATCCAGTCCGCGGCCGGCTTCATCGTCCACGCTGTCACCCCTGACGGCGGCAAGACCGCCCGTGCCAACGCCAGCACGCCCCAATTCACGCAGGGTCGGGTGTTCTTCCCGCGGTTCCACCCGTTGACGGCCACGCTGGTAGCGCAGCTGTTGGAGTTCCCCGGCGGCACCTATGACGACCTTGTGGACGCTACGACCCAGGCGGTGAACTTCGCGATGGGAACAGGGCCGATGACTGTTTCAACTGTTCATTATGGCCACGGTTCGGGTAGTATGTTGGGGGATCTTGAGGTTATGCCTGGGATGACGGCGGATCAGATCAGGGCATTGAATGAGCTGCGGCAACAGCTGCAGGCTCATGCGGGGGATGTGTGACGGCAACGGCAACGCCGAGGGGCAGGGGGCGCCGTAGCGGGCGGGCGGCATTGGCTGCGGTGGAAGCCCCCCCAGTGGAGGCCCAGGAGGGCGCGGAGGAGCTGCCGGCGGTTGAGTTGGCGGATGATGCCAGCCCCGAGGATGCGGACGCCACAGACGCCTATGGGTTGCCGGAGCGCACCCCGGAGTCTGACGCGTTGATCGTCAACAACCTTGACCTAGCACGGTGTTATGCCCGCCGGATGGGGCTCAGCACCAAGTTTTCCGCGGAAGACTTGCACGATGCCGCGGTGTGGGGCCTGATCAAAGCTGCCCGTACCTTTGATCCATCACGGGGCAATAAGTTCTCGACCCATGCGGTGCCAAAGATCGTCGGCACCATCAAGCAGTGGATCCGGGACTATGGCTATGCCGTGAAGTTCCCGCACAGCTGGCGGGAGTACATGCCGAAGGTCAGGAAACTGGCGCAGAGCGGCAAGAGCGCAGCTGAGATCGTGGAGGAGGTTGGCGCAAGGACTGGCAGCAGTAGCGCGATCCTGACGGAATCGGACGTGCGCGAGATGCTCCACGTCAGCCGGCAATTTAAGCACTGGGACGAAGTGCTGGGGCTGGACTCTGAACCGCGGGTGCGCAATGGCCGGGTGTTGGAAGATCAGGAGTTCGAGGATGCCGCAGAGCTGAATGGCCTATATGACCTGGCGACCCGGGCATGGCAGCGGATGGAGCCCGGCGATCGGGATGCCATTGTTGCCGGCTGGAATGGCAAGCGGCGGCACGTGCCAGGCTTACCGCTCGGGCAATTCGCGGTTCACGTCAAGGGTGCCATCGGTCGTCATCAGGTGCGGGGGGAGGCAGAGCTGGCGCCGCTTGGCTTCTCAGTAGAGCGCGGGATCGGTGCCAGTAAGCGGCCCCGGCGGATGGCGGCTGCCGCTGGTGCCGATGGTGAAAAGCTCGCGGAAGTGGTGGAGCAACTGGGGCTAGGTGTCTAGGGTTTAGCTCGGGAAAGCTCAGGGTAGTAGAAAGATCGCGGGGCGGCTGGTGGCGCAGGCCGGTAAAATCTCACATCCAACCGACGACCCCAGCTTGCCAAGCTTTGTGCATCCTGGCCTAGAGGAGGTTGCCGCGGACTTGGAAATGGTGCGCGATTGCTGGGATCTGTTGCGTGGCGTCAAGGCGAAGTATTTGCCGCAGGAACAGAAGGAACCGCAGCGGGCGTATAAGGGCCGCGTCATGCGGTCCAAGTACCCTAGCTTCTACCGTGATGGGATCATTGGCTTTGCTGGTGCGCTAAGTCGGTGGTCGTTGCGATCGGCGCCGCTGAGCTTTGAGGAGGCGCAAGATAACATTGACGGGCAGGGCACAAGCCTAAAGGCGTTCACGTTGCAAGCGGACGCGCTGGTGCTGCGTGATCAGGGCTGCCTGCTTATGGTGGATATGCCTAAGGACAAGGTAGACAACCGGGGGGATGAACGGCTGACGGGCCGGCGGCCATTGCTGACGATGGCGGAACGGTCGGCGGTGCTGAACTGGCAAACCGAGACGATCGCCGGACGGGAAGTACCGGTTGCGGTGACGGTGCGCGAGTTCCACGAGGTGAAGAACGGCCGGTACGGCGTGAAACTGGAGCCGTTATATCGGGTCATGACTGGCGGCACGTGGCAGCTGTTGCGCCTTGTGGAGGGCAAAGGACGGGGCAGCTGGCGTGAGGAGGTAGTTGAGGAAGGGGAGTTCTTGGGCGCCGGCGGCGAGCCCCTAAAAGCCCCGCCGGTGATCTGGTATCCCGGGGCGATCGGGCAGGGCTTTGGCCGTGGCCTGTTGATGCTCCAGAACCTGGCAGAGCTATCGCTGGCCTGGTATCGGAAGGACTCAGACCAGGAGGAGCTGCTTCATAAGTGCGCGCTGCCGGTCGGTGTGCGCAAGGGCGTGCCGGCGGTTACCGGCCCGGATGGGCAGATGCGATCGATGCCGCTTGAGATCGGCCCTAATTCCATCGTGGACATCCCCAATGCTGACGGGGACTTTGACTGGAAGGAGATCAGCGGCAGCAGCCTGAGCTTGCGGCAGCAGAGCCTGGAGCACCTAGAGGGGCTCATGGACCGCCAGACGCTGGCATTCCTGCTGAGCAACGCGACGACCGATCGCACGGCAACAGAGGCGGTGCTGGCGTCGGCTCAGTTGACCGCATCCCTGGCGGGTGTGGCGGAAGCCAAGGCCAGCGCAATGCAAAGCGTCATGGCATTGTGGGCGGAGATGAGCGGGGAGGAGCTGCCGCCGGATGCTGGGTTGGAAATGGAGAAAGGCCTAGTCGAGAAACCGATCGATATTGATACACTACGGGAAGTGCGGGAATGGTATAACGCTACGCTGGCAACCCGGAAGACAGCGGTAAGCCTTATGGGTCGCGCTGGCCTGTTGCCGCAGGGCGTGACCGCAGACGATGAAGCCGAGACCCTGGACAAAGAACAGAAGGCGTTGGAAGAGGAGGAGGCGCCATTACCTGGCCTGAATGACGAAAGCACCTGGGATGTGCCGGGTGGTGGGGCGGAAAGCTCAAGGTAGGCATAGGGTCTTCAGTAATGGCCAAGGGTGGGCGGCGGCAATATGCGCGGGATGCCAGCGGGCGATTCAGCTCTAGCGGTAGCACCCGAGCGGCGCGGCCACCCGCTCAGCGGGTGAGGCGCGGAACCAATCGACTCACCCGTGACAATGCCGGCAGGATCACCGGAACAGGCGATGGCGCCACGGCACGAGGGGGACGGCTGCGGACGGCTGGCGGGAACCTCAGGGCGACGCAGACGGCCAGGCTGAGGGGTGCGGGCGGGAAGGTGCGGCGGCCGATTGGTGGGGGAGCAAAGAAGCCTGTTGGGTGGATGCAGTCACCGGCAGCACGAGCCGACCGGTTAGCCCTCGGGAAGGATCGGAGCAGGGAGGCAGCGTTCCTCCGCTCGCTTCCCAAGGAAACCCGCAAAGCCAATCGGTTGGCATCAAAGACGCGCAATCAATCTTTTGGCCAAAAACACAAAGTTGCGATAAGCGAAGGAATGACAGCGCTAAGGTCAAACTTTGGAAAACGCAAAGGAATGGCGCCAGGCGCGGTGGAATCAATTAACAAAGCGATTCAGTTCTCTGGTAAGAAAATAAGAGTTGCGATGGCGGTTCCCGTCCCCGGCAGGCGCCTTGCAAAGTCCAAATCAGGCAAGGCGCAAAAGCCGGTCTCTCTTGCCCGGCAATCGGGCGCCATCGCCAAGCCGAAAGGATTGAAACCACAGCCGGCCGCAAAGCTTAAGAAGGAAATAGCCTACAGCCGAATGAGAGAAGTTAATCGACGCATGGCAAATAAGGCGGACATGGCGCATGTGAACATCACCGGTAGATTTACCGGGCAAGCCGGCAAACGGTTTTCCGCTAGTATTGACCGGGCGGTTGCCCAAGTGTCTGCTCAGCAGCGCGCGCAAATGTTCAAGCCAAAAGAGCAGGTAAAAGCCGAGGCAGCAGCACGCAAGGCGGCCAAGGATGCGGCTGCATTGGCTAAGCCTAAGCGCGTCCGCTCACCGGAGTCACTTCGAGCCAGCAGGGCCAAGCAAGTGGAGAAACGTCGGAGCATCAGCATGAATCCTGCGGGATGGTCTGCCGAATCAGCGGGGCGCATGGCTGCCAATGCAACGAAAACACAGCAACGCGCATTGGCATTCTACAAAGCCAAGCCAACAACGAAAAAGCGCCGCAAGCCCTAACCCATGACAATCACGATCGGCGATCAGCAGCTGCAGTTAGCGGATGACTACGCGGCGGCATTGGATGCAATCGGCGATCGTGCGACCGATAACACCCGCCGGGCATTGCTGCGGGCGATGAGGTTGACGTTGCGGGATCTGCGGCGGTGGTATTCAGCGGCGGTGGATCCACAGCTGCCGGCGGAACGATCAGCCGATGGCGTCACCAGGCGCCCACGGTCCTACAGCATCGCCGAGTCCAGCCGGAAGCTCACGGAGTTGCAAAGGATCGCACAGAGCTTCCTCACCCCGGCGGAGCTGCAGGCACTGACGCGGCAATACCAGGCGGACCTAGAGCGTGCCGTGAATGCTGGCGGCGACCTGGGGCAGCAGCTGCAGGCGTTGACCGATCCAGATACCGTGGCCGCGTCGCCGTTCGTGGGGCCGAACCGTGAGGCGATCAGGGCTGCCGCCAACACCACCAGCGCCTACATCCGGGCGGAGGTTGAATCGTTCCGTGATCGGTTGACGCAGATCGTCACCAGCGGCGTAGGCCGTGGCCAGGGCTTCCGGGCGATTGAAAAGGACGTGCGGGTGGCGTTGCAGGGCGCGCGGGATCCGCAGGGGCTCACCCAGTCCATGGGCCTATTGCAGCGGGCGGAACTGATCGCCAGGAGTGAGCTGAGCAATGCCTACGTGAACGCACAGAAGACGGCGGCGGAACGGAATGGGTACGAGTACGGGCGATGGATTGCTACCAAGGATGAGCGGACCTGTCCCGTGTGCGCTAGCAGGCATGGTAGGATTTATCGCTTGAGTGAAGTTGTGGGAACCCAACATCCTCGTTGTAGGTGTTCACTATCTCCCGTATCTTCAGAGGCAGTAGAAGAAAAAGATCCTAAAGTACGGGCTGAGCTACTGCGAACCGCCTATTGGGAGAAGTCACAGGAGGATGTTGCCAAGGCATTTGCCAAGGGCAAGGGCTGGCCATTTGACAAGGCATCAAAGGTGCTGGATGAGCACATGCGCAAGCCGTCGCCATCGGAAAAGCGGCAGTTCCCGGGCATCAAGACGGCGGCGTTGCCGGTGGTGTGATGGTCACCCCCTGCGTTTCTTGGCACCCTCCCCCGCGGCACGCTTCATGGCTGCTCGGTGCTGCTTCCGTTCTGCATCATTGACCGAAGCGATCGGCAACCGTAGCTTTTTCCTCACGCTTTGCGCACCCTTGAGTAGCTGATCCTGGTTGACGGAAAAACCACGATTGGCAAGCTCACGTCGCTTTGATGCGTCGCTTCTGTACTTGGGCGAGGATATTACTGATGCGATGGCCTTTTCCTTTGCGCTAAGCCGCAGCGGCGACGGCGAAATCTTGTTTGCTGGCTTGCTGGCGGCCGGCTTGCCATTGGCCTTCTGGGCCTTCTTGGCCTTGGCCTTTGCCGCTGCCTGCTTCATGGCCGGCGACCATGGCGGCGGGGGCGGCTTGGGTCCACGGGGGGCAGTTGCGGCAGGTTTCCGCGGCTTGGCCGCCGTGGCCTTTGCCCGTGCAGGCGCGACAGCCTTTGCGGCAGTCTTTGCGGCGGGCTGTTTACCACCACTGGCCTTGCCGGCTGCCTTTCCGCCGCCACCAGAGGAGAACCGGCCGCGGCTGTCCCTGGTATATGTGCGGCCAGCCTGCCCCTTCGCCATGACCTGCTCTCTACTGCCATAAGGTTTCCATGTTGCCAGGGTTGCGCAAATCAACAAATCGTTAGAAGATCAGGAAGCCGTCAGCCGTCGCCCCGCGTGGTTCCTGCAGCCGTCGCCGATCCGTTACCCGATGGCCTGTGCCCGAATCTACAGCTGTTGCTGGCCCTGTTCGCGGGGGTGCTGGCGCGATCGGAGGATGGGGTACGGCAGGGGCTGCGGCTGGCGGCTACGACGCTGAGCGATGAGGACGCGCACCAGCTGGCAGAAATGCTGGTGAACCTGAGCGACCCGGTGAGTCGGTTCTGGCTGTCGCGGCTGGATGGTCCGCGGCGCCGGGCGGGGAAAGCGTTCTGGTGAGGGCTGGCGCTCCCGGGAGGCTGTGATATTGTCAGCAAGCAGTGGGGCAGGGAAGCTTCCACGTGAAAGGCTGGGCCCGTGCTGATCACGTGGCCTGCCCCCTGCGTTCCTGAAGAAACGGGCTCTCTGGGGGCCCTTTCTTGCATGCGGATCAGCCGGTGGCGCTCCCGGGAATCCGTGATATGGTTTGCGGGTCAGACAACGGGTCTCCTCCCCGGTGGGCTCCGGTCGCTGCTCTGGCCTAGGAAACGAGCGCAGCGGCTGGGGTAGTGACTGATCGAAAGGGGCTCCTGTGCAGGGGGCCCTTTTTGATGGCCGATTGCATCCCGGAAACCTCAACCTAGCCGGCCGTGCGATCGATCCATGCCCCTGCCATTGCCTGAGCTGAATGCCCTCTGGCGGAGCGTGCTGGCCACTCCACCGGCGGCGGTGGACGATCGCGAGCTGATCCGCATGCACTGCAGCTGGGGTGGCCATTACGAGGCCATGCACATCCTCACCTGCCGGATGAATGAGATCGCCGAGGGCTACCCGCCTACGGTGGCATCTATCCAAGGGTGGCTGGATCAGATTGACGTGTTGGAACAGGACCATACGAGCGCGGTGGAGGCGGGTACGGCGCACCTGGGGAATGCTGAGGAGTACGAGGGCCCGATCCCCGGCACGAGCCCGACGCGGGATCAGCAGATGAGCCAGGCGGGCAAGCTGACGTGGGATACCAGCCTCCTCAAAGCTAGGTATAAGTTCGGATCTGGCGGCAATGGCAGCGGGGTGGCGAGCACCGCGGACGGGCAGCGGCGATCGGAAATCTCAATGCTGCGATGGCGGATCCTGGATGCGTTGGCGTTGGATGCGCAGGCCACCACCAATGGCGGTTTCGGCTACTCGGGGCTGGTGAGGAGCTGAGGGCGAGCGGAAACCTCGGAGTAACTGATGCCTTGTTCCATGGCCGCCAAGAAGCCGACCGCTGCGCAAAAGAAGGTGGCGTCCGTGATGCACGAGTTCAAGACGGGCAAGCTGCACACCGGCAAGCCGGGCCCGGGGAAGGGAATGAAGGTCAAGAGCCGTAAGCAGGCGGTGGCTATCGCGTTGTCGGAAGCGGCGGTGGTGGCGAAGAAGGGGAAGAAGAAGGCGCGGAAACCTTAGAGCACAGATAGGTAGCAACTCATGGCGCGAGGTGGTCGCAGGCAGTACAGCAGGGATGCCAGCGGGCGGTTTTCGTCAAGCGGGACCACGAGGGCAGCGCGACCACCGGCGCAACGGGTCAAGAGGGGAACGAATCGGCTGACGCGAAACAATGCGGGGCGGATCACTGGCACGGGTGATGGTGCGACGGCCCGGGGCGGCAGGTTGCGGACGGCGAGCGGTAAGCTGCGGGCGACGCAGACGGCGAAGATCAAGAGCGGCGGGCTGAGGGCTAACACCATCGCCAAGGGTGGCCGGGGGGTGCGGGGGTCAGTGGCGCGGAGCATGGCGGCGGTGAAGGCGGCAAAATCCAAGCCCACCCCTTCACCAAAAGCACCCGCCAGCAAGCAGCCTAATCCGGCGCAGCAGCAAGCTGCCGTCAAAAAATGGGCTCGCACTCACTCTGTGATGCAGAAAGCCATGCGACTCATTGACAATTCACATCAAGACAATGCGTTGACGAGATCGCTCAAAAAAGACAAGGGATCTCGAAGCGAAAAAATTGATCGCATGAACAGCCGAATCAACAGGAGAAACAAGCAGTTGAGGGAGTCCGGGGTTAATTATTATGGAAGGTCAAGGGCCTTGTACAGATAGCTAGCCGGTGTATGCAACTGTTGCTGCTACCGTCCATTCATCATGGTTAATAACAGCCACGTCGTGCGGGCGACTAGATCCCCACCTTTCAACGTCGTTGTCGTAGGCCTCTTCGCTAATGCTGTAAGCAAGGTTGCACGCCTCTTTAAGTGTTAGCCATTTGCTTGTGCTGAGCCATGGACAAGAGTCGCATCGGATTGTAAAATGCTTTTGCGTGTTGGCCATGGGATAAAAAGTGATGACTGGTGGCCGGATCGCCCCGACTTCCATACAGTAATTCATGGCCGACCCCTGCGCAACACCCCTCGTAACACCCAGTCACAAACCGGCGTGGAAAGCTCAGGCCATGCCCACCCCCTTCGCCCCGTTTGCCAGCCTGCGCCTGTTATGGCGCGACCCGACCGCCAAGCCGGTCAACCTACGCGATGGCCCGGTGCCCGCCAGTACGCGCCTCGTGGTGATCGAGTGCTACATCGATGCCACACCATCGGGCCCTGCTGGCGCCGATGCCGGCGGTATTGACATCGGGTCGCAGAACATGGAAGGCAACATCACCCGATGGGCAATAGTACCTACGGGCGCATCCTGGCTGGATGCCGGCAGCTCCTGGGCCTGGACCGATACCGGCCTACGCCCCCCGGGCCTCGTGGCTGGCATCCGCATGGAAGCATGGGAGGGCCCCCTGAGCGAGCTGCCGATCGTCACCAATGGCCGCCGCGGCTGGTTCACCATCGGCACGCTCTCGGGCACCGGCGGGATCGATGCCATCGTACGGGCTGCCGCCGGGGATGAGTTCACCGGCATCTTCGCGGACGGCAGATGAGGGCCCGCGTCCGCACCCGCGTAACCGTGGACGCCACCTTCTCGCGGCGCGTGCAGGCTGCCGCCAACCAGGCCGCCAGGATTACGTTTGATCAGTCCTGGGAACACATCCTCGACACGATGGGCAGCCCGGTATGGCGGTGGACCCCGGGCCGCATCACCTACCGCGGCGGCACCTACCGCAAAGATGGCTCCCGCACCAAGGGAACAGCTGTCGGCAGCCCCCGGAACATTGTTGATACGGGCCTGTTGCGCGCCTCGGGCAGCATGACCGTTACCGGCACCCTCGCGACGTTCCGATTCTCCCTCAACTACGCCACCGCAGTCCACAACGGCGCCTACATCTACCCATGGGGTGACAAGACCCGGCAGCGGGTCTACCTGCCTGCCCGGCCGTTCGTCACCGCTCCCCTTGGTCTCGTGCCATACTCAGGAGTCCCTGTTTTCCCGATACAGCAAACGTTTCGGGTAAACTTCCAGCACGCATGGCGCACCGTCAAATGATCAAACCGCTGCCCTTCATCGTCAAGCCAGCGGAACCCCAAGAGCCGTTCGCCACTGTAGGGGATGATCGCGTCGGCACCCTGCAGATCCCGCTCTACGGCTGGATCACCGGCGAAGAGGCAGCGATCATCGGCGAGATCGATCCTGAAAACAAACAGTACACAGAGAACTGTGCCGCCGCGGTGGACCTGGCTACTGCCGCCGGTATCTCACCGGTTGAAGCGCAAATGGCGCTGGTGCGGATCGTCGCCAGCATGTTTGGCATCGGTCAGCCCCTTTCCGAGGAAGACCAGGACCTGAAAATCCGCCATTGGCAGATCACTACCCCGCTAATCCACCTGAACAAGCGGCTAGCGGCAGATCAGAACGTACGGCGCGTGACCGCTATGGTGCGCCGGCTGGAGGGCTGCAGCGAATGGACCGACGCCGACAGCCGCGAGCTGCCGACGACCCTGCAACGCGCCATCGCTGATGTTGCCTGGCAGGAAGAAATGGCGATGAATCCTCCCGCCGATCCGAAGGAACAGCTGGCGCAGCTGGAGGCCGACCTGGGAAAGCTGCAGCCGGAACCCTTACCTCACCCAGACCCGACTGGGGAGAACTCTATTGGCAGTTCCGATTCTTCTACCCTGCCGACCCCGACGCCAGCCGAGAGCGATTCGGGAAGCTCCCCGCCAGCTACATCATCCAAGCGGTAGAGAAGGGCCACCGCCACCGCCGCGAAGCGCTCCACGCCGCAGAGAAGAGTACCGCCCAGCTGGCGTGGCTGCAGGCGGAAGCCAACCGCGACCGCAAGCAACGCACCAAGCCCTTTGAGTTGAGCGACTTCTGTTTCTTTGCCGATCGCACCGAAGCCCCCCTGCCGCCGGCTGCCGCTGGTGCCGCCCTGCTGGCATTGGTAGCGCGCGATCTGATGCCCGGCTGGGCAATCGGGCCATGGTGTGAGGCCCTGGAACAGGCAGGCGAGGGCCACAAGGCACCAGCGCGCCTCTGCTGGGCTGCCGACGACGTTCTCATCCTCGCCCCATGGCGGGCGGATGGTGAGCACTGGTGCGGGTTCCTGATCGCCGATCGGAAGGCCATCGGCCAGCGCCGCACCCTATGGTCCGAGGAAGGCGAATCAGTCGATCTCTTGATCCCATCATCCCTCACCGCCCCCGGTGCGTTCTTGTTCGCCCGCGAAGGCGTAACGCTACCGATTGTCCGGTAGAACCTGCGGAAAGCTAAGCACAGTATCACCCCCACGGGACTGAATCATGGCTAGCGCCGCTTATGGGGCGACCGTCGACGTGCTCACCCACATGGTGCCCATGCTGGCGAGCGCTGTCGACTACGACCAACTGGAAACCGCCCGCACCAACCTGACCGGCTTCATCAACACCGCCGATGCCCTGCAGGGCCGCGGGAAGGTGGACTGGAGCGGCGTGGGCACCCTCACCAAGCCTTTCGCGGCGTTCGTCAACAAGACTGAACTCGCAATCTCAAACGTAGCCCGTGCCGCGAACGTGGTAACCATCACCACGTCTGCCGCCCATGGCCTGGCGATTGGGGACAAGGTTCAGGTTACGGCCGTCACCAATGTCAGCGTCAACGGTACTTTCGTCGTGGCGTCCATCGACGCGGTGGCCAAAACGTTCACCTACGCCAACACCGGCACGACCATCGCGAGCGCCCCTGATACCGGCACCGTCGGCAAAGGTGCCCTCAAGCTGGACGGCACCGATAAGCCCATTCGCATCATGGGTCTTACCGGCATCCCAATGTCCGGCGACACCCAAACCGACCAGGCCATGACGCTGGACCCGGAGGATTCCGGTAACATGATCACCATTGCGAGTAGCAATAGCTTTTCGTATAACCTGAGCGGACTGGTTGACCGCAAATCCTATACGTGGAAGATCCTGCTTATGTGCAGTGAGCGAAGCGTGAGCCCCGGACTGGTAGTCAAGTTCCTGCGGCAAGGCCCTGCCGGTTCCACTGAAGCACAGATCGGTTTCGGCCGGATCAACATTTCGGAGGATGGCGAAAGCGGGTCGTTGCAGAAGTTCACCGGAACGCTCGGCGTGATTGGCCCCCTGCGCACCATCCCGGACAATACCGGGTTATGATCTTGGGCGAGGATTGAGATTGGGCTCAATCTTTAGTCGGGAACCAGGCGCCTCGGGAGGGGCGCCTTTTTGCTGGGAAGGAAAGCTAGGATCGGATCCTATCGGGACTGGATGATGGCCACCGCAACGATTAGGACAGCAGGCAAGAAGAGGAAGTCCACCGGCGCGGTATCCGCCAAGGCCACTACCACCGCATCGGCCAAGCCCAAGCCAGTGAGCAAGGCGAAGGTCACGGCAAAGCCCAAGCCTCGCCGCATCCTCGGCTGATGACGCTGCCCACCACCACCGAAGCGGTTTACGACCTGCTGGCGGCTGATGCCACCATGGCGGGCATGCTCGGGACGTACCTATACCCGGATGGCACCACCCTGCCGGCGCTGTCGCGGCAGTTCATGAATCAGGCGCAAGAAGAACCCACCACCGTCGTGCGGGGGGTGGAGATCGTGATTTTTCGCCTTACGTCCGACGATCCGCAGGTGTGCGCAACGGGTGAGGTGATCGTCAACCCAACGATGCGGATGGCGGCGACGCAATGGGAGACGGAAACCCCCGGGGGCCCGTATCACCTACAGGAAGCGGTGCGCCGGATCCAGCTGTTGCTGCCCGGGTGCCGATCGGCGGATTCCACGGTGCCGGACCTGACCACGGGACTGGAGCAGCGGGCGCTGACGTGGCAGGCGCCGTTGGTGATCGAGTCCTAGGGCGCCCCGGGGAAAGCCCCGGGGCTTGGGGATGGATCAGCGCTTGCCCTTGCGCTTCTTGGTGACCCCGCGAGACTGCTCCATGGCCTTGAGGCTCCGGCGGGCCCCGGCGGCGGCGCGGTTCTCG